TCCGTAAAACTGCCGACAATGCCTATACCGTTTATCGTATTGGCTAAGGAGTCGCTATGGCTAACAACAAGCCTGTAGGTGTTGCGTACTCCGACCCTGCGCTCACGGCGTTCTATCTCAACGCTCCGGTCACCAAGACCGCCAGCTTCACGCTGGGCGATGAAGAGAACTTTGTGATCGCTAACGGTGCCTCGGCAAACGTCACCGTGACGCTGCCGTCTGGCGCCGCTTACATCGGTCGGACTGTCTTTGTGAAAAACTTGTCGGGTACTTACACCCTGATCTCGGCGTCGTCGAACGTCAAGCCGCGTACGTCTAACACGGCTGCTACCGCCATTCTGGCGGCGTCAGCAGGTGCATGGGCGATCTTGGTTTGCGAAGACGGCACGAATTGGGTTGTGATGGCCGGCAACTAACCTGGCGGGGGCTTCGGCCCCCGACTTTTATGCCCATCATCTATCTGCGTCACCCGCGCCACGGCGAGAAAGTTGCCATCTCTGACCTAGAAGCGGAGTATGATGAACAAAACGGCTGGACGCGCTATACTCCCGGTGAGTCACAGCCCGAGCCAGTGAACGAACTGCGCCCGCGTCGTCGCCGGGAGGCCAAGGATGCAGAGTTACTATGACGTCGTAACGGATTCCGGCAACCGCCCGATTGCGGGTGCGCAGGTATTCGTCTACAACTACGACGGCACGCTTGCTACGCTGTACGGCGATCAAGCTCTGCTCTCAACGACGGTTCTGGCAAGCAACGGCACGCCCTACATCGTCAACCAAGATCTTCTCAGCCCGCAGGCCAATCCGATTGTCACGGGCGCTGACGGCAAGTTTCTGTTCTTTGCGGCCAACGGTGTGTACAGCGTTGTCATCACGGCAGACAACTACGACACCCGCACGCTGGTCGCCACGCTGAACGACCCGACGCCCCCTGCGCCGTCGGTCAGCCCTTACGTCACGTTTGCGCTGTCGTCAGCATCGCCCAACGCTACGGTCAACGTAGTGTCGATGGCGCCTGTAGCGCCAACTGCAAACTCAGACTTGGCGCTGGTGCCTAAAGGCAATGGTGCGCTGCTTGCGCAAGTGCCGACCGGCACATCTGCCGGCGGCAACAAGCGCGGGACGTACGCGGTTGACTTAGTTAGGTTTAGGCTCAACGCTGCAAATGTTGCAAGCGGCGACTACTCCTTTCTTGCTGGCGGGTATGACAACAAGGCTTCCGCTTCATACAGTGCTGTTGCAGGTGGGCAGGGAAACTTTGCAACAGGCAACAGTTCGTTTGTTGGTGGCGGCATAGATAACCAAGCAAACAACCTTTCCAGCGTTGTTGCGGGCGGTCGGTTGAATGTAGCCAGCGGCGACTATTCTGCAATTGGGGGCGGGCGCGAACACACCGCAAACAGCGCGTTTTCAACGGTTTCAGGCGGCGCTTACGGGTCAACCCGAGGCGTAATTGGCTATCATGCCTTTCCAGCCTGTAACGGCCCTATCGTGCCAGTTCCAGGCGGGCTTTCGCAAGCTGGTTTGCTGGTGCTTGGTGCCGAGACAACGGACGCGACGCCAACTGTTATCCGCAGTAACCAAGCTGCCGCAAGCACGACCAATCAGCTCATCCTGCCAAACAACAGTGCGTACTATGTTTTTGGGTATGCAATTGCAAACGTCACCGGCGCTGGCGACACAAAGTCTTGGATCATGTCCGCAACGATCAAGCGAGGCGCTAACGCTGCATCAACTACAGTAGTCGGGTCGCTTGTTGCTTCGCAGCAAGGTGACGCGGGCGCGTCAACTTGGGATATTGCATTGACTGCCGACACAACGAATGGCGGCCTTGCAGTTACCGTAACGGGCCAAGCTGGAACCACTATTCGGTGGGTGTGCAAACTAGAAACCACTGAGGTAACGTACTAACATGACTGTACTCACGCTTAGCGGTAACGAGGCTACAGCAGGCGACCTGATCAACGGTGCGTTGCGGCTGCTGGGCGTGCTGGCGGAGGCCGAAACACCTTCGGCAGCCATGTCGGAAGACGCGCTGATTGCCATGAACGAGATGATCGAGTCATGGAACACCGAGCGGCTCGCGGTGTTCTCGACGCAGGATCAGGTCTTTAGCTGGCCCGCCACGGCGATCAGTCGCACGCTCGGGCCGACGGGCGACTTTGTGGGCAGCCGACCTATTTTGATTGACGACTCGACCTACTTCAAAGACCCGACCACCGGCGTCTCGTACGGTTTGAAGCTCATCAACCAGCAGCAATACAACGGGATTGCGTTGAAGACGGTGCGCAGCACCTACCCGCAGGTCATGTGGACCAACATGACGTTCCCCAACATTGAGATGTACATCTATCCAGTGCCCACGCGGGTGCTGGAGTTTCACATTGTGTCGGTGCAAGAGCTGACGCAGCCTGCCGCGCTCAGCACCCCGATTCTGTTCCCGCCAGGCTACTTCCGCTGTTTTCGGTACAACCTAGCATGCGAGATCGCCCCTGAGTACGGCGTCGAACCGTCGCGGCAAGTGCAGCGGATTGCGATGACGTCCAAGCGCAACCTGAAGCGCATCAACAATCCTGACGACCTGATGTCGATTCCGTACAGCATCGTCGGGACGCGCCAGCGCTACAATATCTACGCTGGCAATTTCTAATGAAATCGCCCATCCTCGGCGCCGCTTATGTTGCCCGCAGCATCAACGCTGCGGACAACCGGCTGGTCAACATGTATCCAGAGTCCACTCCGGACGGCGGCAAGACGGCGGCGTACTTTCAGCGGGTGCCGGGAATCTCAGGCATTTTTCCGCTAGGCGGCACCGGCAGCGTTCGCGGCATGTGGGTTGTGAAGGGCGTGCTGTACGTGGTCGTTGGCACGCGGTTCATATCGCTAACAGGCATTGGCACAAGTATCGTCACGCCCACTACTATCAGCTCCAGCATCTCTGGCACCGGGCCTGTCAGCATGGTGGACAACGGCATACAGATCTTCATTGCCACCAATCCTGACGGCTACATCTACAACATCGACACGACGGCGTTTGCAAAGATCGGCGATCCCGACTTTCCAGGCGCTGTTACCGTGGGCTACGTCAACGGCTACTTTGTGTTCAACGAGCCAAACAGCCAGCGCGTGTGGGTAACGGAATTGTTTGACGGCACCAGCATTGAGCCGCTGTCGTTTGCAAGCGCCGAAGCCTCGCCAGACAACGTGGTGTCGCTGATTGTCGACCACAAAGAAATCTGGATCTTCGGCAACAATTCGACCGAAGTTTGGTACGACGCTGGCCAGCCAGACTATCCGCTTGCCCCCATCCAAGGCGCGTTTTTGGAGACGGGGTGCGCTGCGCCGTATTCGGTCGCCAAGATGGACAACAGCGTCTTTTGGTTGGCGGCTGACGCGCGTGGTTACGGCATGGTCTATCGTGCTCGCGGCTACCAGCCGCAACGCATCTCGACGCACGCCATCGAGTACGCTATCCAGACGTATTCGACGATCTCGGACGCGATTGCCTACACTTACCAGCAAGACGGCCATTTGTTTTATGTGCTGACATTCCCCACTGCCAACGTCACGTGGGTCTATGATGCGGCCACTAACATGTGGCACCAGCGCGGCTATATATCTAGCACTACCGGCGAGTTGAACCGTCACACGCCGACTTGCATAGCAACGCTTGGTACGCGCGTATATGTAGGACATGACACTGAGCCTGAGATTGGCTACTATGATTTCTCGTACGTCAATAATGAATTCACCAACGCACGCCGGCAGGTGTGGCTGCGGTCGTGGCGGGCGTTGCCGTCAGGCGAAAACACGCTAAAACGCACAGCGCAGCACAGTCTGCAACTTGATTGCGAAGCGGGCACGTCTTCGGTGGCCGTGGCTAGCACCACTGGCGCTTCATCAGAAATGCTTGCCAGTTTGCGCTGGTCAGACGACGGCGGCCATACGTGGTCCAACCTCCACACCGTGTCGATGGGCTATGAAGGCCAGACCGGCCAGCGCGTTATTTGGCGTCGGCTGGGCATGACCACCAAGCTGCGCGATCGCGTTTATGAGGTCAGCGGATCTGGCTTTGGTAACGTCGCCATTATGGGCGCCGAGTTGCTTGCGAGCGGCACCAATGCCTAACATCACGCGCATCCCCGCGCAACGTGTGCCGGTTATCGAAGGACCGGACAACACTATGCAGCGGGAGTGGTACCGCTTCTTCAACAACTCGTTCACGCTCTTGGGGCTGGGGCAGAATCAGTTCACGCTGGAAGACTTGCAGGTCGGGCCAGCGTCGCAGACACCCCATGTTCGGCAGCCCATCTACGGCGCGTTTCAGGACAGCACAAACCAGCTTGACGGCTCTGCTACGTCAGTCTATCCGGTTCGTTACGACACGACGGACTATAGCAGCGGCGTGCGGGTGTCGTCAGATGCCGCAGTGTTCACAGGCACAATCGACGACGGCGCTGGCGCATCCGGCACCGTACTGACCGTGACGTCAGTAGCGTCGGGCACGATTACGCTGGGCATGGTGCTGACCGGCACCGGCGTCACTAACGGGCAGCACGTCACCGCGTACGGCACTGGGTCAGGGGGCGTCGGGACGTACACGGTCAGCGACGCGCAGTTGCTGACAAGCCGCACGTTCACGGGCACGCTGATTTCCAAACTGATTGTTGACAATCCTGGCATGTACAACTTTCAGTTCAGCATCCAGTTTGCCAACACATCGGCTACTGAGTACGACATCGAGCTGTGGTTTCGCAAGAACGGTGTAGACGTCCCAAAAAGTAATAGTCAATACACAATCCCCAACAGGCACGGCGGCACAAACGGACACCTGATTGCAGCGTTAAACTATGTGATTGACATGGCCGCCAACGATTACATGGAGCTGATGTGGTGGTCGCAAAACTCATCGGTCTACATTGAGGCGCAGGCAGCCAAAACCGGCCCTGCTCGCCCGGCTATCCCGTCGGTCATTATGACGGTATCGTACATGTCCAGTCCGACAATCATCGCGTAAAGGTTTGTCATGGCAACCATTGCACCAGTATTCAAGTTTCAGTTTTTGGATGGCAACGGCAATCCGTTGACGGCTGGCAAGCTGTACACCTACTTCAACGGGACTACCGTACCCCGTACGACGTACACGACCGCCGCAGAGACGACGCCCAACACCAACCCGATCATTCTTGACTCCGCAGGCCGCGCTGACATCTTCTTGACGGCTGGGGTAGCGTATAAGTTTGTACTTGCTAACGCAGGCAACGTCACGCAGTACACCGTCGACAACATCACTTCAGCCGGTACGATGTCGACGCAGAACTCTAATTTTGTCACCATCACGGGCGGCACAATCAGCGGCGTCACCATCACCGGTCCGATCACCGGCGACGTCACCGGCAACCTGACGGGCAACGTCACTGGCAACCTGACCGGCAATGTGACGGGCG